TTAGACATAAACAATAAACCATTTTCGCTACGTTCAATATTTTGTAAAACAGATAATGTGTTTTCACTAATACTACTTAATGATTGCATTGTAGATATTCCTGTTTCAATATCACGTTCTGCACCGAACTTAACGTTAGCATTGTCTAATACATTACCTACTAACGTTCCACTATCTGTACTGCTAAATGAAGCATTTATCAAGCTAGTGTTAGCTAACTTCATAAAACCGTCTGAAGCTACAAAATCAGCAAAAGAGTTTGATTGGTCTGGATAACTTAGGTTTATATCAGTTACAAACCCTACAAATAAATCCTTATATGTACTGCCACCGTCTGTTGTTGCGTCCACGTGTATAGCAATCATTGGTTCAATACCCGGTGAATATGGACTTGATGTATTGGTGTTTTCGTATTTACGTGTATTATTTAATAATCGTACTGAACAACTACCAGCAAAAAAGCTATCTGTGTCCCTTGACCTACCACGATTAATACTGACACTTTGTACATCACTTGTAACGTCTGTAAGTGGTACAGCACCACCTAGTTCTGCACTATCTAAAACACCACGAACTAAGTCATCTAATGTAAATGTGTTTTGTGTAAAACCTATGCGAACACGTACAGTAGGTTGTGCCATTATTGTATTGTAATAACCCTATTTAACGCACCCTCTGTACGATTAAATTCTTTTAATCCTTGTACAACAACATCTTTAGCTTGTTGTGGATTAGTAACTGTACTGTTAAAATTTACTGTTACGTTAGGTTCGCCAAATGTACCTCTGCCACCCATAGCTGCTATTTTAGCTGCACCACGTGTTGGATCAGCTGTTACTGTAGGTGCAACTGCTGCAACATCTTTAACTACTTTTGGTATATTTTCAGTTATAGTTTTAGCAGTTGATGTAGTACCCATACCAATACCACTTACAGTTTCTATTGCTTGACCAGCAAGTTGTGCAATTCTATCAAGTGCCATTTCGTATTTGCCGTCTGCAAGTTTTTCTAATGCTTCATTGTATTTTTCTTGTGCTTCAGCAAGTTGTAGCATTACATCTATGTTTTTAGTAGATACATCGTTTAAATCTTCTTGTTTTTGTTTTACTGTTTCTGTTGCTTTAATTTCATCTTGTCTTAATTTTTCTTTACGTTCAAGTAAATCATTGATACGTTTAGCTACGTTTTCAGCTTCACGTTGTGCGTCTGCTAAATCACGTTCGGCTTGTTCTACATTTTTGTCTGATCCAACAGCTTCATCACGTAATTCATTTAAACGTTGTTGTGCAAGTTGCAATTCAAGTGTTTTAATTTCACTGCCGTCTTGTTCATCAGTTAAACGTTGTATTGCTTCAACTTGTCTAAGTATTGCTAATCTTTCTTCAGCTGTAACTTCTTTGGCTTTTTCTTTGGCTTTTGCTAGTGCGTCCTCTTTATCTTTAACATCTTGATTTGCATTTGCTAAATCATCATTAGCCATAGCAATAGTTTCATCAATGTCTAGTAATGATTTGTTTATATCTATTAAATCTTCTTTTGCTTGTTGTAATGCACGTGTAGCTGATTTTTCCCGGTCAAGTATTGCAGTAATACTTGATCTAGCACTTTGTAGTGAACTTAAACTAGGTATTAAATCTTTTTGTATTGCTTCTGCTTCTTCTCTGGCTACTCTTGACGCTTCTTGTTGTTCACTAATAAGATTTGTAAGCATATCTTGTTCTTTTTCAATTTCTGTTCTTGCGTCTACGTGTGCTGGTGTATATTGATCTTTGTAAATCCTTGAATAATATTCTGTCATAGCAATACCACGCTGAATTGCTATGTTTTTTGCTTTTTCCCTTGCTTCTTGTTCTTCTAAAGCTGCACTTGTTCCAGTAACATAATATTGAAAATTAGTCATTTCAACACCATATTTATCTGCAATAACACTACCTTTATCCATTTTATCGTTAACGTGGTCAAATGCTTCTACACCTAGTTCTACAGCACCTACAACAATATCTAATGTTTTACCTAAATATTCAAAACCTTTAGTTAATATTGGTAGCAATACTGGTGCAATTATATTAAATAAATCAACAACCCTTTCTATTATTGGTGCAAGTTCTTTCATTACTGGTGAAAAACCCTCAGCAAATGATTTAATTAAATCACTAATTACTGGTAATAAATCAGTAGCAATAGGTAATAATTCTTCACCTAGTTCTGCTTGTACTTGTTTTATTTCACCTTGTAATTTATTTAACCTACCAGCAAAACTTTCGCTTTCTGCGTTTAAATAACCTTGTGATACAGCAGTTTTTTCTTGGATCAATGAAAGTGTTGCAAGTGCTTTTTCTTGTTGTGTAACTTGTGCATAGTTGCTTTTACCAGTTTGTAAAAATGCCCTAGCTTTTACATCAGCTTCTAAAATTGTTACACCATAAGTTTTTAAGCTCTCTCGCTCACCAAGAATTGCTTTGGTAAAACTTTCTATGACGGGTTGTGCACCACCTTGTACGTTATTAAATGCAGCAACATCACCAGCTAGAATTGAAAGTTCTTTAGATAATTCAGCACTTTCTTCTTGTGTAAAACCAATACCTTGTGTAATAGCACCAGTTGTTTTAAGTAAATCTTTTAATTCAAAATCTGCTAATCCTGCTTTATTTGCAAATTCTTCAATAAATGGATTTAGATTTTTAACAGCATTTCCAAATGTAACATCAAATGCAGTTGCAGCTTCTGCTGCATTAGAAGCTGTTTGTATAGCTTTTACACCAGCTGCAACAGCAGCAGCACCTACAACGCCAAATCCAACAGCAGCAGCAGAACCAACTTTGCCTATACCACGACTAAATTTACCTAATGCTGTATCTGATTTACGTATTGATCTAAGTAAGCTATCAGCGTCCCCAATAAAAGCATACCTTAATCTTTTTTCTGCCATTACGCTGCTTTCCCTACTAATCCAGTTTTACCACTTGATGATATTCTTATTGGTATTTCTACTACTTTTGACATTTGTAATGTATTTTCTATTTCTTTAAAAACTTTTTCTAAATATTCTTCTTGTATTTGTGGTAATGCGTTTCTAATTGTTTTACCTACAACGTAACCACCGAAACCTGTTTGAAATGCTTTATCGCCTACAAAACGTCTGTATAAACGTCCTGCACCCGGTCTTGATCTTGGTAATGTTCCTAGCAATCCAAGTGGATAATATCTGTAACGTTGTCCTTTATTTGTATTTACCGGGACTGGTTGATAAATACGACCAAACTCTAATGATAAAACTGCGTCATTTCTATGGCCTTGTAACTCTATACTTGCTTGGTTTTGTCTTGCACGACCTTTAATACCTTTAACACCACGATCCCTACGGTGTACTGGTCTGCCACCTACATTTTGTTGTTTACCAAGTTTTATAGCGTCATTTGAAACTTCGTCTGCTATTGATTTATTAACCCTACGTATTGTTTTGTTAATTTCTTTGTCTAACTTTTTAAAATCACGTAATAGTTCATTTAAACCAGCAACACCAACAGCACCAGTAACGTTTAACGTTCTACCTCTGCCCATTTGTTCAATTGTTGCCATATTTCCTGTTTAATACATCAGCAATAGCACTTATTAATTCCAAGTCGCTATTCATTAATTCGTTTGGACTTAGACCTGTTTGCACACTAATAGTGGCAATCAAATCTATTACTTGGCTTTTGGGGTATCACTTGAAAACTCCTTAATAGTATTTACCTTATTAAGGAAGTCATCAAAATTATCAGTTTCACCCTTACGTTTAGCACCTAGCCAAGCCAAATATGCAGCGTGTTCATAACGTGCTTCCTTTGGATCAGCTAGGACACCAAAACCAACGCCAAATTGTCGTTCAAAACCAACTAAATCAACTGGTCTAATATCAGCTTCAATTTTCTTGCCGTCTTGATATTCAATTATGTAACCTGAGTTCATAATGTTATTTTAACCTTTCTGATTTATATATGTTGTTATTACTAAGAAGTTGCCCTAGTAATTGTGCCACTTGTTGGGAACGATACAGACATAGTTGCCAATTCACCAACACCGTTAGCTACTGGTATATGTTGATTTACAAGCACGTTTCCAGAATAACTTGGGTTAGTAGCACTTACTGCACCACTTGTTGGTTTTACAACAAATGCTGTTGTAGATCCAAGTAATGGGAATAATGTAGCGTCAACTTCTGAAGCTGCGAAATCTTGTTGAAACTCTATAGACAATGTGCCGTCTTTCAAACCACCTGTTCTAGC